AGTTCCGAATTCTTTTCGGATTTTCTCGATATTCCTATACAGAGTTTGAGTATTCCCAATAACAATAGGGCTATCAAGCTCAAACCTACCACTCCCAATAATACCGGGACTAAATCCATAAACTTTCTCCACTTCTTTGGCCCATTGATTTCGTAGAGGCACAGTGTGCGTTACTACGAGTGTTTTCTGGCCGAGTTTCCCTGCGATTGCAAGACCCGTAAAGGTCTTTCCCCAACTTACCCAAGCGTTAATAATACAGTTATCCTCCAAACTGTCATACACATCTTGTTGGCTCTGCCGTAGCTCAAATCTAAACTCCGGAAAGTCAGCAGGAATATTCAAACGCTTTTCTACAATTTCGTAATCGTTCGGTATCAAGTCTGTTCGTCCGATTGGTATAGATACCAGATTTTCGCGCACCCGCTGCAGATTCTTAATGATCTGTGGTGGATCGTTTGGGTTTTGCGTAGCTATTTTATAGGTAAGCTCATCCGACAGCACCTTACGGTACTCCGGAGTACAATCCATAAATATACGATTACTAAGAACTGCTTTCATACTTTCCTTTTTGTGTCTGCTAGTTTAGTCTCTGAGTAGCTATATAAAATCCAAGGAAGCTCTCCATAGTGAAGGACGCCTGCGTAGCTCATTCCCTCTTCTGGAGGTCGTGGAACTACAAACCTTTGTTTAACTTTATCTACAATCAGCAAAGAGCACTCGTCTTTTGGAATAACTTTTTTAATTTTATAAAACTTTAGCGAACAAAACTTAGTTTTTTCATAGATAAAGGGCATACCATGACTGTCTATAAAATGTGGGTTACTACTTTTAATAACACCTCGAAGAGTGTCTATTTGATTTTTAAGCTCATGTATATTTTTGTAGGGAGTTTGTAGACGGCGAATACCTAAGGTGTCTCCTTTCATATTTCTATCGTCAACAATCTTTCCGTCTAAAGTTAGTAACCCATCTTGTCTTTCCCAATCTCCTGACTTTAGCTGATACACAGGAAATCTTACTTTTTGTACTGAATTATAGGATATCACCATATAGTTTTTCGAACTTCCCCATTGAGTAATCTTCACCTATTTCAAAGTCACATCCAATAGGTGCTCCCGGTATATAGATACCCCGATCCTGCTGAATTAGCCTCTGTAGGTTTTCTGAGTATGCCTCGACTTCATCTTCCGGAACCTCTGCTAGGATAGAGTCGTGAACTAGTGCAAATATACGGGACTCCATCTCATTTTGCTGAATGAAGTTTTGCATATCTATTGCACCAAGTAAGTTGATATCACTAGCAGCGGACTGAACCAAAAAATTAAGACCAGAACGAATGCTATGAGACTGGATGCCTTTATCGGAACTTTTAACATTAGGTAATCTCCTTTTACGACCAAAGTAGCTATAAACAAACCCATTTTGTCTAATAAACTCTTGTCTGTCTTCTATCCAAGACTTTAGTTTGTGGAACGCTTCAAAATAGTCATTAATAACTTCTGTAGCCTCATGCTTAGAAAAATACTTACCACTGTCTTTTGTAACTTGTTCACTGATTTTTGCGGGCCCAGCCCCATACATAATACCAAACGTTACTGCTTTTGCAGCCTGTCTTCTATCAGAGTATAGCTCTGCCACGTCTTCTACTGCACAGGGTAGTCTGAAGACTTTGTGTGCAATCGTGCTGTGAAAGTTGCCACCTGAGCTAAATACTTCCATCAATGCCTTGTCGTTTGCAAGTACTGCCGCTACATACACCTCTGCTGTAGTCAAATCCATTGCAACAATTTTGTGCCCTTCTGCCGCTTTGATACAGCCTTTTACAGTGGGATTGTCCCGAGGCAGTTGTTGCATGTTGAGTTTACCACTAGAGCTAAGACGGCCAGAAGTAGTACTATGCAAGTTAAAGCCCGTCCTAAGTCTAGAATCTCGATCCAATTGAGGTATGATCTTGTCCAGATAAGTATTTTTGATTTTAGATTTTTGTCGTATATCCAAGATGAGTTGAGGTACAGGGTTTTGAACTGAGAGCTCCTTGAGCACTTCCGCATCAGTAGAATCCGCACCCGTACCTGTCTTTTTTCCAGTTGGTTGCATACCAAGGTGATCAAAAAGTAGCTTACGCAACTGCACAGTACTATTAGGATTAAAAGATTTTCCATTTATTTCCTCAAATCTCCGTATTTTGTCGTTTTCATATAGTTTAGCGATAGCCTCATCAATATCAGTCTGCATTGCATCTTGAGCAAGGTATAACCTCTTTTTATCAAAAGGCACACCATTATCTTGTATATCTGTTAGAAACCGAGTTCCTGGAATAAGAATATTATCATAAACAGACTTGAGTTTTTTGTTTTGCTTGATTTTGATGAATTTCTCATATAAAATAAAAGTACATAGAGCATCCATAGCCGCATAAGTCTTCATTACGTCAAAAGGAATTGCACCCCACTGAAAATCAGCCTTTAAAATACCTCTTTCTTTTCGATATTGGTCAATCCAGTCATACATTGGCTTCTCATAATCTCCATAGGGCGTAAACTTTAAAGAAAGTACTTTCAAGCCATGCCCTCCGGGATTCTCGTCTATGAGGTAATGGAGCAACATTGTGTCTTCAAAACTAGGAAACTTAAACCCAAAGTGATACTCGAAAAACGCCATATCGAACTTTGCGTTGTGGAATACTACTGTTTTGAGGTCAAAAAGCATCTGTAGTAGCCTCTCAGTTTCGCTACTAAAACAATCAGTATCAATATAAGCCCCGCACTTATTATTGTAAGAGAGACTGATACCCAACATATACCCATCACGAGGGTAGAGCCCAGTCGTCTCAGAATCGAGTGCAATGTATTCACATTCTTCTGCGATGGCAGCCCGAATAAAATCATTTGCTTCCTCCGTGTCTTGAATACCAAAAGCAACGTCACTATCAATGACTACATCTTGAATTTGGCCTCCAACATACCCATGAATACTCTCAACACTCTTTTCCCACACAGGCTTTACTTCTGGTTTAAAGCTGAGCATTCCTGGATTGATTATAGGTAAAAACTTCTTTTCTACTTTTTTGCCTGTATACTCTGTAACAGAGCTTAACTTAGTGTAGTACTTCATAGCGTCTGATCCTACGAGAATAACCCAGTCATAATCGTCTGGGTTCATATCAATATCGCAGTCGCGCTTTAGTACTTTTTTAAGAGATGGATCGGAACATAAAGAGAACCGATCAAAATCAAAATCAAAATAATTTTTAAATTTAGTGTTACTAGGTTTAGTTTCTACTAATGCAACTTTAGGCATATAACTTGCTCCGTAATTTGTCTACTTGAGATTGAGATAGTGCTCCCGCATCTAGGTATTTATCACCATACCTAATAGTTTGGGTACTGAGACCAAATTTCTCGCACATCTCTTTTATTATTTCGGCACCTTTTTGGCCCGCTTCATCATTGTCTAAAAATATATTTATGTGTGTAATTCCTTGAACACTTAGTGATTCAAGTTTTTCTTCGTTAAAGTTTTTTACTCCAAAGCAGCACATAGCGTTAGTAAGACCTTTGTCGTGTAGATTAAGTACGTCAAAGATTCCTTCTACTAAAATAATACTACCCTGTATAGGTGTTACTATGGGATATAGAGGTAGCTTTGCTCCGATAGGGGCATTATAGTATTTAGGCTGTTGATCTGTTTCAGTTCTAGCTTGTATAGCTACTACTTTGCCGGTTCTGTCAAATATTGGAAAACATACTCTGCCATTAAACTCTTTCGTACTACTCTTAAATGCACCGAACTTTCTATAAGTAGTAGTTCGTATACCTCTCCAAGAGCTAATATAGTCTTGGCGGTTTGGAGGAAGCTCAATACCGTGTGACTCCTCTCGGACGTGTTGTATTTTTTTCTTTAGCAACTGTCGCTTAATCTCCATTTTATCGGCTTTTTGGCCGTAGAGAGTAAATAGGTTGCCTTTATACTCGCAAGAAAAACAGTTAAATATACCAGTTACTTGGTCTATTCTCATACTAGGATTTCTGTCGTTGTGCTCCGGATTTAAGCAACTTACCTCAAAGTCTTTACCTTTTGGGTAATATGGTATATTTTTTGACTGTAATAGCTCTTCTACGTTCATAGATAGTTTTCATCCGTACCAAACCCCGCAGAGGCTAAAGCGTCCCCGTCCCAGTCCTCTAAATAGCTGTCTCCGTCATCTTGAAAGTAGTGTACCATATTTTCTTCCAGAGCAAAAATACACCCCTGATAATAGTCTATATGCTCATCATCTAACATACTAAAGTACACAGATATTTTATCTAACATATCTCGTGCAAGAGCCTTATTGTCTTCTGACATTGCAACTTCTAGTATATCGAAGTATGGTCCGACTTTATTTTGTACTCGTGTAGATAGTGTCATCGTCTCATCCTTGCTAAGTCCTTCATTTCTTCTTCGTTTATGACGGGGACTGCGTTACTTTTGTGCATGGTTCCGATACCTTTAACAAGCGTGCCGGTGTAATACATTGGCTGAAGTCTAGCTGCAACTCCAGTTGTATCGGGGGCACTTCGGTACTCGGGAGCTTGTCGTCGATAAGGTTCTGGAGCGTTTGATCGAACCCCTTTGATAGTTTGTCGAGTGCGGCAAGCACTGCTTGTCTTTTTCTTACGTCCATCTGTTGTGTAGTTGTTAGAGCCATAAATCATTCCCATAAATAAAAAATCCCCACTGATTGAAGTAATATTATACAGCAATCAGTGAGGAAAGTCAAGCATTATTTTTATTAGAGGTCGTTAATTTCTTCGCCAGTCTTGTGCGAAGACTCCTCTTGCTCTTGCGGAGTCATTGCAGTTTCCGGGCCAATCTTCAAAGTCTCCCAATCCATAGTAGAGGTAAAACTTTGCATACTGGCAGAGCGCATTTTTACGCAGTTAAAAGTAATGCATTGGTCTTCTTGGTCCCATGTATCAAGTGAATATGCTGCATCTGCCGCATCTAAGATACCTTTAGCAAAGCGAGCCTCGCCTGTTGCATCTGTTTGATACGGAGAAAATACAGCACAATCATACTCTTGAGCCATAGACTTTAAAGCCTTACTAACCTCAATCTGTTCTGTCCAGTCATACTGGCCTCCTCGCGAAGGAAGGTGGGAACGCTTAACTTGGTTTATATAGTCTACAACAATAACACTAGCACCGATTTTAGAGACTTTCTTATCCAACTCTGCACGTATCTTGGCGATAGTGAGGCTAGGATCGTAAACTACGTCTAACTGTTGAGTCGGGAGAAGCTCATGGTCAGTAGTAAGTTTACGGTGAAACTCGTTATAATCTTGCTTTTCGTTTCTCTTGTATTCTAGTAATCGTTCATGTCCGTTGACAAAACGACTTGCTTGCCAAGCAGCTATTTTTTCCCACTCAATGTTCGTAAGGTTTCCATTGCGAATCCTTGAGAAGTTGACTCCAGTAGCAATCGAACAGCATCGTTGCAATATTGATCGACTATCCATTTCAATAGTGAAATAAATAGCTGAACGTCCAGATTGAAATACATTGTTTGCAACATTAGCACAAGTAATAGACTTACCTGAGCCGCGCTTACCGCCCACAAGAATCAAATCCTTGGGGCTGAAAGTAATACTTTCGTCATAAGCTGAGTTCAGGCCGAGACCAATATGCTTGGCAAGTTCTTCTTCTGGCTCCATTAAGTGTATGCGCTGCATACTTTCTTGGGGAAGCTCAAGATCGACTTTATCCTCGATGTCTAATACTATTTGATGAAGCTCTTGCACAGATTCATCTGCTGTTGCAAACAACACAGTGTTGTCGATATACTTATCAAGAGATATAAGAATCTCTTTCTGAGCATACTCATTTTTCAGGTACTCAAGCAGAGTAGCAGGGTCTACATCTACTTCAACAGACTCAATGGCGAACACTTTGTCTTTGGTAGGTGCGTGTCTAGTACTTAGCTTGAGATCATCAAAAGAAGGGAACTGATGGTGAAGTTCACAATGTTTATCAATTGCTTCATACAACAGATGATATTCTGCAGAAAGATACTCTTTACGCAGATAGCTCCACGTCTCAAAGTCCTCCACAACAATACACTGCTTAATTAAAGCACTAGATATATTCAACAGTTCCCCCGAACATTAAAAACCGGCCCCGAAAAGGACCGGCCCCTTACACAAAAAGTTACTACGCTTTAGCGGCCCGAGCGGCACCATCGTAGTCTGACGCGGACAAGCCACGACGAGTCAACATAGTTTTCACGCCTCGAGCAGTCTTGCCAATTGTGTCTGCAATTGCCTCGACAGTCATAGCAGCAACATCAACACCCTCTAGAGGGTCAGCATTGCCAGAGCCTTTTGTATTCTCTTGACGAGGAATAGCAGCAATATCACCAGAACGCAACAGGCTCAAAGCCTTACCACGAATGCTGTTGACAGAGCGGCCCAATGCTTCAGCGATTGCCTCAACAAAAGCACCATCATTCACCATAGAGACGAATGTAGTTTCCTCATCAGGAGTGTAAGTACGCACACTCTCTACCTTAGGGGCAGGAGCGACGTGGTCAGTCAATTCCATAGACAAGATTTTGCCTTGGATAGACTTAGGTGAGAACTCACCGCCTTCAAAATGCTCAGCAATTTGAGCATATGTATACTGACCAGTATTGTCAGTAACAAAGGCACGGAGAGTAGCTTCTTGGTCCGCAGAAAAAGACTTGCCTGCAGCGGCAGAAGCAAGCTCTACTTCAAAACCCATCTTTCGCAGTTTGCTAGAGATAGAACGAGCAGAGGTTTCAAGCTGGTCTGCTGCTTCTGCAACAGTAGCTTGGGATACGGGGCTTTCGCCTCCGACAAAATTTGTGAGCGCTTCAGTACGCTCTTCGGTCCACTTAGGAAGTGCCATATTTAATTCTCCAAAAATGATCTAAGATCAGTTACTATAGTCACGCCAGTATTTCTGGCCTGTCGAGTTTTAGCAGACTCAGTCTCACCTTCATTGATGAGAAAGCCTACCTGTTTAGTTAGACTAGATTTAACTTCGTATCCAGCCGTATTCAAAGCGGTTGTAGCATCAGCTTTGCTCTTGAAACTCTTCAAGCGCCCACTAATACATACAGTGCCCTTACTCACAGCAGGAGGTGTAATGTCTGAGAAATACCAGCTATGCGGCATAATTTCTAGAAAGTAAGGTAAGTCACTCTCCATCCAGTCTAGTAAGTTTTGTGTTGCTTTTGGTCCTAATCCGGCACGTTCACAAGTGTCTGCATTAATATGAGAAATATGATTTATAGTCTCAGACAGCTTCAGTGTTGCCGTTTTTCCGATTAAAGGAATGCCAAAGGCGGGTAAAAGAAGCTCGAGGGGAGCGTTAAACGAGTTAACGATTTCCGCCTCAAGCTTAGATGCCACTTTCTCGGAGCCCAACGATGCTAAGATACTTTCGCTAGAAGCGTTGTAAATTTCGGACGGGCAAGTCCAGCCTAACTTCTGAATAGACGCAGGGCCGAGACCCTTGATCTTCATTGTTTTAGCAAAATGTTCCACAGCCTTAGCATTTTGTGCAGGACACAAATGGTT